TTTCATCATCAACATTTTCATCATCAACATTTTCATCATCAACATTTTCATCATCAACACTTTTATTATTTATATATGAATTATGTATTTTAATTTTACATAGCGTATTTAATAGAATTTTATAAGAAAAATTTGAACTTGTTATTATATTATGTATATGTCTTTTATTAAGTTTAATATTTTCATTTTCAATTACTTTTTTACATAATAATGTTAGATTATCATATGTTGGTAGAATAGTATTTATTATAATCATTCTAGATTTTAAACCATCATATACTTTTAAAGTATTTGTACATGTAGCTAAAAAAATAATATTTTTTGAATATTTGTTTATATAATTAGATATAACTTGTTGACTAACATCGCTAAATTCGTCAATATCATCTGCTGCTATAATTTTTTTATATATCTTATCTTCACTATTATATGTAGAAGGTGTTTGACAAAAAAGTTTAACACTATTACGACAATATTGTATTCCTTGATCTTTTAAATTATTCATAAATAATACATTTTCATTAGAATACATATCATCATGAAAATTTAAATAAATATTTATTAAATGTTTAATTATAGATGTTTTACCTGATCCATTATTTCCATTTATTAATAAATTTAATTTTAATGGTGATTCAAGTAGAGAATAGTTATCTACATAAAATTCATTAATATTTTTGGGAGAGTATTTATTTAAAAAACATTCACTCATTATATTTAATATTAAAAACAGTTTAAATTATATTAATATGGAAGATTATTATAATGTATTAGGCATTTCAAAAAATTCTACGTCATCAGATATTAAAAAAAAATTTAGACAATTACAATTTCAATATGAAAATAATAATAATGAATCAACTATTGAATTAAAAAAAAAATATGAGAAAATATGCCAAGCTTATCATATTTTAGGTGATATTAAAGAAAGAGAAAAATATGACAAAGAAATAGAAAAGGATTTAATAATACATGAAACTTTTATAGATAATTCTGTTAATAATAAAGCAACAGATATGTTTACTATTATTGGAGAACAATTATTGAATAATGTTATGAAAAACATGACAAATTTAGAAAATCAAAATGTAACTCCTCCATTTCCTTTTAATTTACCTAATATTGCAAATTATCCATCTAATATACAGAGTAATTTAGCTAATGCACAAACGATTAAAGATGTAAATACACAAGAAGCAACAATAATAAAACCATTAATTCAAATATTAGAAATAACATATTTGCAAGCATATAAGGGTTGTATTTTACCAATAGAAATAGAAAGAAAAATATATGTAAATGAATTAACAAATACATTTACAACGGAAAAAGAGACTATTTACATTGACATACCTAAAGGAGTAGATACTAATGAAATATTATTTTTTTCAAATAAAGGTGATATAATAGGCAATAATTATGGAGAATTAAAGGTTAATATAAAATTACTTGAAGATGAATTATATAAAAGAGAAGGATTAGATCTTATATATGTTAAAAAAATAACATTAAAAGAGGCATTATGTGGATGTGTTTTTTATATAAATCATTTAAATGAAAAATCTTTTAAGATTTCTACATATGGGAATATATTAAATCCAAATAGTGAACATAGAATGCCTTTATTAGGATTTCAAAGAATGGATTGTTCTCCAATAGGCGATTTAATTATTAGATTTGAAATATTATTTCCTGATATTTTATCTAAAGATTCTATAGACAATATCGGTAATTCATTACCATAAATTAATGTATAATATTATTATATATTATGAGTTCACAAATATATGTGAATGGTGGACCACCACTTTCTTTATTATTTACATTATTAGAAAAAACATGTCATTCGCAAACAGATAAATGTTTTATTATAACATTAGCATCATATAAAAAAGGAATATTAACGAATGTTATAGAAGAATTTATTAATGAAATTAAAAAATATTATAAAAAATCTAAAATGTTTTATGTAACTAGAAAAATAACTTATAAAAATTTTTTAACTATTATTAGACAATTATGTAATTTACATAATATTATTTACACAAATGAAATAAAATATGATAAATCTACATATGAAATAAAATACAAAGTATTTTTATGTAAATCTATAATGTAATATATTTTATGTCAGAAATTATATTACCAATTACTTTCCGGTTTTTTAATGTATGAAGGAGTATCTTGATAATTTGCAATAATCTCTTCATTCATATTAATATCTTTAATAGCTACTAAATAATATATATTTTTAATTTTTTTTAATTTAGAATTAGGATTATAACTATGATTAATAAATTTACATATATTTGTAAAATCTGCGGTTGGTTTATTATCACTTGTCTTTATTTCATCAAAACATTTTGAAATTATGGTGTTTTTTTTTATATTTTCTGATGCAAATATACCATATCCATGTATCTTACTAATACTTTTATAATATGGAACATTTTTTATAATAGAATAATTTTTATCTAACATTGTTTCAAAAATATAATTGGATGTATAATTATATATTATTATTGTTGTTAAAAATAAAATAACTAAAATATAATAAATTATTTTCATTATATTACATAATTATTTTAAATTTATAGTATGTTTTTCTATAGAATTATCTTGTAATTTTGTTTTATTTAGCCCTCTTTTATTTTTATTTAAAAAATAATAATGATTAAAAAATATTTCATCGCTAGAAACAATATATTTTTTTTTCCCAAAAATAATTTGGTGCATACACATAGAATGTGTGTTTTTAGGAATAATAAAAAGTTTTTGATGATAGTTTGGTTTTTCTTCATCAAATATAATTTCGCTACAATTATATATTTTTAAAAATTCAAAATTATCGGTTGGTAATTTATTTGGATTATAAAAAAATTTATTTAATATTTCGAATCCAGATATTTCATCAACATTAATTTCTTTATTTATAATTAAATTGTTAAAAAAATCATATATATTTTTTTCTTTTTGTATGTTTATATATTCATCTATATCAAACATTCCGATATATTTACAATTTTTAAATGCCCATATTGAATGTGTTTGTTGAGGAGATTGTATAAGAGACATTTTTTTCAAATGAGTCCCTCTAAAACCTTTATACTTTTGTTTTGAATAACTCCAATTAATTAGAGTTACTAGATTATCATCTATAAAATCTTTTAATAGATATTTAAGAGTATTACTACCAGAATTATCATAAATAACAAAATGACTTACACCAATATTATTATGGAATATAATCCATTGTTTTATATAATTATCTTCATCTTTAACCATTGTGGACATAATTATTTTGTCGTTATTTGTTGGATATTTATTAACTTCTGTATTTATTGTTGTAGATATCTCTTCATCGTTTATATATTGTTTTATAGTTAATTGTATATTTTTTCTATATTCTGTTTTTCGTTTTAATACAAAAATATATGAAAATTCGCACGTGGAAATATTTTCTTGATTAAATTCTTGACTAAAATACTCACCTTCGTACAATATGTCTAAATTATTTTCAACTCTCTTTTTATATGCAATACACACAGGGCATATTATTACAAGATTATTTTCATTATTATGAAAAATATCCCATATATGAAATTTATCTATGAATATAGGATTGTACATTTTATATTTTATAAATATAAAATGTATATAAAATGTACGTATCAAATTAAATTTCAAAATATTTAGCTATATAAATACTACTATTTGATATATTTAAAACAGATTCATATTGAAACCATCCATATTTTATACTAGTTTTTATATCTGTTCTAGGTATATATATACCAAGGAGTTTATCAGAAAATGGAATTATTGAATCACCTAATAATGTATTAAGTTGAATTATTTTATCATTTTTATCTTTTACACCAACTAATTTATTAGTTACTTCCATAAAATAATAATCTGATGTTTTATTCAAAGCGTCTTCAAATTCGATTTCAGAACTCATAATATTTACATAACTTTCAATATCTTCGATATAATTTTTAACTTGCTTACTATATTTTTTGCTTCCATAAATACTTTCATATTTATCACAGTTAATTTTGAATGATTCTGAATCGCTGTATACATATAAACTTCTTAAACTTTTAAGACATAATAAACTTGATGGAACTAATAAACCTCCATAATAATATAAAATTTTTTGTTTGGCTAATTCTCTTATTCTTTCTTTTTTTTCACCACTGAACATAGTCATATCAAAATCCCAGTTGGGTATTAATTCTGAAAAATTATCATCACTAATAACACATACATTAAAAAAATCTTTATTTTTTTTTATTATTGTACTTACAGTATATTCGATATAAGGGGTATTTATAGATGAACTTTTTCTTTCATTAAACGATTGCCATTGTCTACAATTTTCATCTTGGGGAATATATATCCATAAAAATGGTTTAACATTAGAGTAATTATCATTATATAAAAATTTTTTAACTAATTCCCTTTCATCTGATACTAAATATGGTGCAGCATACATTCTAAACAAAAAACTTAAAATTAAAATAGGTACTAAATCGTATAATCTATCTTTTATTTTCATTTATATATTTAATGTAGATATTAAAAAGCAAAAAATATACTTTATGTTATTTTTAAAAATAGTGTAATCTAGGTTTCGGTATCAAGGCGAGCACTTTGGGAACCCTGGGTGTCCTCTTTTATATTATTTATAGGAAAATTTCAGGGAAATTTGCCATATGATAATGAGGAATACCTGTATGTGGATTGATCCATTCATTGTCCCAACAATCATCCATATCATCTTGAAGTTCTTCTTCTTTTGTGTAATTAATATTTTCGGCTAATGGTTCTACACAATCACATGCTTTTTTGTATAGTTCGGATAATTTATCAATATTAAGAACCAATTCATACAGAAATGCTTCGTAGTCATCACAATGTTCAAAATCCATGATATTATTACTTATATAATGTTATTCACATTAACATTATATATTTCAATTTTTATGAAAAAAATATTCCTTAATTAATTATGGTAATGTAGTATTGTTTATTATAATTTTTGACATTAATTCACTATCAAAAATATTATCAATAGGCCATCCATATAAATTCACATATTTTTTTATGTAAGGATTTAGTTTTGGAGTAATATTTAATTTAGATTCTATATTTAAATTTTTTATATTTTTTGACTCTGCATTTGTAATGTATAAATTTAATGAAATATCATTATACAATATATTGTGTGCATTTGTATATTTAATTGCTGCATTTTTAAATAATTCAAAATCTAAATATAATTGTACACTTTTTTTAATAATATTTAATGTTTTAAAATATGTTTGTAAATAATTGGTGAAAGTATTATATTCCTCTTTGCTAATAATAGGATATTTTTGTATTTCATTATTTGAATAATCAATAGTTTGATTATTTAATGCCATAACAGCCATATTTTTTATATGTTCTAAAGTTTCTGAATAAAATTCATTATTTTGTGTAACATTATCAAATAATTCACTTATATTTTTTAATTTACCTTGTTTAAAAGTTTCTAATAATTCTATAAATGTTAAATTATAAATATTATTTTTATTATTTAAAAATGTGTTATTTAATAAATCATATAATGTAGTAATATCTTCTTTACTTTTCATACGGATTGTATTTATAGATGTATTATATGAATTTTCTCCCCAAAAAGAAAACAACACTTGTTTTTCTGTTTTATTATTGTTATCTTTACTAGGTCTAAATATTAATGATCCTAACATAACTTCATTCATGTATATTATTCTATTATATTATAACTATTTTTTTGAAATATAAAAAAAAATATAATTATCTATAATAATATTTTACTAATATTTTATATCATAATATATCATAAAGCATGTATAGTGAAGATCCATATTTAGAAAATTTATTAATTAATAATCCACGACATTTAAACACCATAGTATCATCAAATAATCAAAATAACGTAAATAATATTAAAAAATTTGATGATGATTCATCATTTATTCAAAAAACATATTTAATATTGTTATCTATTTTAGGATTAAAAATTTTGTCTATGTCAATTTATTCTAAATAGATCTGGGTACACCCTTTTAATTATTTTAATGGATTATACTGAAAATCATGTTTTTTACACCATTGTAAACATTTTATTATATTACTTTCTTTTAGATTATTAATTTTTTCTTTTTGAGAATTATGATTTATTATACTAAGTGTATTTGAAATAGTTTCTAATTGCTGTTGACCTAAAATAGCGTTTATTTCTTCTAGTTTATTTAAAAATAATAACGGTATATCAAAATTAAGTATTGATGAAATATTAATACAATTGTTAAGTATAGATGGTATAATTTTCTTAAGTAATTCTCGGTTTGATTCTGTATTTTTATAATCTTTACAAACTATATATTTTTCAGAATTAGCTAATCTACTTGTATTAGGTTTATAGATATATACTTTATCATACATACTACATAATATATATATTAATTCAACAGACAATTTAGTAAAACAATCGAATACTTTTAATACAAAACAACCGTTTTTTTTTTGAAATGTTAATGCAAAAAAAATTTCTGCTAAAATTAACGGTTGTGATAATGTTTCTTGATTATTAAAATCACCGGAAAAATCAAATCCACCATCTGCTGTAATAATATCAAATTTTTGTTGATATTTTTTAATTAAATATGAATAATTTTCTGAAGATGTTAAATCGCAATTTTTTATTCCTTTTTCTATATACACATTTGTATATGATTTAATATAATTTTTGTTCCATGAAGGAATACTACTATCATTTCCATATAATGATAAACCAATAGAATTTACTATTTTAATATTATGTTTACTAGAAAAATGATGTAATGCTTCTATGAAACCACCTGGTGCTTCAGCAAGATGTAATGAAATTATTTGTTTATCTTTATAATATTCATAAAAAGAAAATATATCTAGTATTTCATATAATTTAAAAAATGATCTTGAAATAGGTTGATATTTACATATTGCTTGTCTATAACCAGGAACTTTTGTGTGTATAAATTCATAAGGATTTGCATATTTTTTTACATAGTCCCATTCTCCTTTACAATTATCTATTGCTTCTTTCATTTTTTGGATATACTCATTTAAAGTTGTAGAAATATATGGATTTTTTTCATTAAACTTTAAACTAATATTACAACTAATATCAGAAGAATTAATAATTGGTAATTGATTATTAATATAAAATAAAGACATACATATACTTATGTGTAATATTTAACTTCTTTTATAATTATACCATATAATTATATTTTTATATTTTATTGACTTTCTCCTTTACTATATTTGTTGTCTGAAAATTATTATTAATTATATTTTTACTATTAGGTTTATTCTCTTTTACGGACTTTAGTAAATCTTTATATTTAGGTTTTTTATTATTAGTATTATTATTATTATTATTTTCATTTATTTCTTCTTGTGCAGTCATACTAATATATATATAACATTATATTTAAATGATAGTAATTTTTTTTTATAAAATAATATAAAAAAATATTTGGATATTAGAAAAATGAACTTTCTGCGGAAAAATATAAAATGGGTATGTCATCATGCACACTTGGATAAGTCTAATCTTATTGATAAAGAAAGTTTATATAAAACTACGGTACATATGAAGGATAAATGGTTTATAATGGAAGAGTATAAAAAGAAATATTCCGAAAAAGAATTGTACAAAAGAATGAATCAGTCTGTTGAAAATATTGTTTCACAAAATTGTAAACATATTCGCAGTTTTATAGATGTAGATTCAACCGTAGGGTTAATGTGTGTAAAAAATGCACATAAATTAAAAAATAATTGGAAAAGTCGGGGTGTTACAATTCAATTAGCTACGCAACCATTGGAAGGATTAGCTGGAAAAGATTCTAACATCAAACTTTTTGAAGAAGCTGCTGAAATTTGTGATATAGTTGGATGTTTACCGAGTAGAGATTTTGATAAATCTGGAGAACATCTTGATATCGCATTTTCTACTGCTAAACGTTTAAATAAACACGTAGAAGCACATTTAGATCAATGTAATTTACCTTCCGAAAATGAAACAAACAAATTTTGCGATTTTGTAAAAAAATATGATTATCAAGGGAAAGCAAGAACTGTTCATTCTATTAGTTTAGCGTGTCAACCTTTAGATAAACAACAAGAAATAGCAGCAAAATTAGCAGATTTGAATATAGGTGTTATTATTTGCCCATCTGCTGCAATTTCTATGAAACAATCTCCTGAAATTTATGCACCTATTCATAATTCTATTGCACCATTAAAAGTATTATTAGATGCGAATGTTAAAGTAGGTCTGGGTATTGATAATATAAATGATATATTTATGCCTTATTGTGATGGTAATTTGACATTTGAATTACGATTATTAGCAGAAGCAACTCGTACTTATGATATTAATATTCTAGAACAAATAGCTACTAATAAGTTAGGGTGGTAAGATAATTACTTTTTAATTTTAAGTTTTATTTTATTAGGTTTTTTAATAGGTATTGGTGGTGGTAATTCTTCTGTTTCAAATATCTCCTTTTCATCCCATACTACTTCTTCAATATTAACATTTCTTACTTTCTTAAAAATGAAATAATTATTCAGATAACTAATACTTTTTTGAGTATCAGTAAGTTTTATATTAGATGTTTTAATAATTTTATTATATATACTTTTAAAAGAATCAATAGCATTTTCAAAATGTTTATCTTCTATCGGGGTTTCCAATACAAAACCATAATTTTCCATTATCCTAATGAAAAATTCAAAATTTACTAGATATTCTGTAATTGGTTTATTTATACTTTCTTGAAATATTTCTATTGCATAACCTAAACAATTTAAATCATTTGGAAATTTATCATTTTCATATTTTTTAGTGATACTTAATAATAATTCATCATTTTCATAACTTACAAAATTACTTTCATTTAATAGTGTATGAATAGATTTTCCATCATAACAAGTACCAATAAAAATTCCATTTAATGCTGTACATTCAACTAAATTTATCATGAAATTTTTTAATGTGGCTTTATTCTTAAAAAAGTAATGTAAAGCAAACTGACACGAAACAATATTAAAACCTTTTGATGCGATTCCATAATTATTAAACGGTATTTTGCCTATTGCATCAATATTTTTAGGACCTTTACCAAAAATACTATCAGAAATAGCAATGTTTTGACTATTTGTGAAAGCTTCGCCATTTTTTATGTTTTTAGATAAATCACCAGTTAAAAATAATGCTTGTGTATCTGAAGGTTTTGTTTTTTGTTCTTCAATATAACGTTTACATGCACCGTCTATTTTATTTTCTATATTATCTGTAGATATATCAATACCCATAACAAATTTTATATTTTCATTATAATACCATTTTCTAATATCGCCGCCTTTTCCAACAGCCATATCTAACATTATACTTGATTCAAATTTACTAGCATATTCAATTAATAGACTTTTTATTTTATTATGAAAATATCTCATAGATGCAGTTGTTTTTGATTTTTTATATTTATTGTAATATATGTCATCATCTTCTTGTGCGGGAATATTTCCACTAATTAAAATTTCTTCTGTAATTGGCCTATGAATACTGTGCCAGTTATTATTTGCAACATGATAAGCATTTCCGAAATTTTTTCCTGTTGTTTTTAAATCTAATGTTTTATCATATCTAACTTTTAATGGAATCCAACCTTTATATTTATCTGCTGATTTATTATATTTAAATTCAACTATCATATTTTCTGTAAATACTTCACCTTCTTCGGTAAACATTTGTTCATTACCATATTCATCTATTATTAATGGTATATGACATATATGTGTTTCAGTATCATAAGGATTTGTAGGATAAAATAATGCGGGATTATAATCCTCATCTGTTTCTTCTTTTTTAAATTTACCATCTATTACATCTTTAAAAGGATTTAAATGACCGTGTCTTTTATTACTGAAACCTATACGAATATTAATAATTTTATATTTTTTTGTTTCGTTATGTTCTATATAATATGTATTTGCATTGTCTTTTGGATATGTAACTAGAAAGTCAATAGTATTATATTCGGGTGGTTTCCATTTAAAAGATCTTGACCATGTAAATTTATTTGCGGGAGGGGCAGAATCTCCTATATTTTTTGCACCTAATGCAAGATTAGTAGGTGTGAAAATTAGACCGTCTGTATTATAGTTATATTTTTCATCGTATTTGATAGATTTAAATAAATTATCACACTCTTCAAATAATGAACTTTTTTCGTTTATTACATTAAATTTTTTACAAATTACTTTCAATAAATTTAAATTTGATGAACTACTATTAATTGTTTGTATCACTTTTTTAAGTTCAAAATATCTACCTTCCGAACTATCAATATTTTTTTTAAATAAAGGTAAATTTACTTTTGATTCCTCTTTAATTACATAGCAATCAAATGCAGCATATACATTAATAAATTTTTCATTTTTATCATATAAAATATGTTCGCCATCTATTAATGTGTCGAAAATTTCAGGATTTGATATCGTGATTCCAGTATATTGAATTTCTAAATTTGTTGTAATAAAATACATTTTACCTTTTGATGATATATATAATAATTTTCTTAATCCGTCAGCTTTATCTGTAATAGTATAATTTGTTAATATATTATCTTTATTTTCTTCATTCAGATGCTCTAATTGTAAGGTTAATGAAGAAGGACCACAGAATTTAGATTCCTTCATTTTCATTAATGTAGTATAATCATTTAATATACTATTGTGTTCTGTATTTTTTATAGGGTAAAATGTATTTTGAATTCCACATAAAACATGAGTCATTGCCTTTTGAACTTTCATATATAATTCATCTGAATTATATGAATCGTTTAAACATTTATCGTTATCTAATTCTATTTCTATTTCATATACTTCCGGAACATTAAATAATTCGCTTTCTTGTATGGATTTGTTATTATTTGCTTGCTTTACTTTTACTATACTAAAATCAATTACAATTGGATAATCAGGATGAGTATATGTTACTCTATTTATATATCTATATGTTTTAGATGGATTACTTACTAAAAATGAAGCTACTTCGGGATCATCATGTTCTTTAACAATTTCTTTATTATATCCAATTTTAAAATTATATTCACGATTATTAAATTGTGGCACTTCTTCTTGTGTTTCTTCATTAAATATAACGGGCGATTTATTTGTAAAACTAATATTTCCCGGCGAATCTATCATTAATTTTTCCATACTATTAGAAATACAATATTCACGAATATAATACATATCAAAAATTTCAGCCCGAATATTACTATCATTTCCAAGGATTTTTAATGTATATATTCCATTTTCATTTGCAGATGTAAAATTATGTGATTTCAAGAAACTAATCGTATTATCATATTGTATTTTTGAAATTCTTGTAGCTTTATTTGTACCAAAACGAATCTCTAATTCATTATTTTTAGCTTTAGATTTCAAATATAAATGATAGTTTAGATATTGTTTTAAATTATCAAAGGTATATTTTTCACCCATTTATTATATATATATCAATATTATTAAATAGCTTTTTTTTCAATTTTAAAGATAAAATCTTCTCGTTTTACACTCTTGAAAATGTATATTGAACCATATAGTTAATTATTTATAGTTATTTTATATTTTTTCATTATTTACATCTTACATGATGTAGTTTAAATATATATTAAATTACTAAATATATTCAAGATAATACTAAACATTTTTATGGTTAAAACATTTATGTTTTATTATTAATAATTTATTTAAAGCCTATTAAAAAAGATAAATATATGTCTAGTTTTAGTGATTCTGACGAAAAAAACATTTTAACTATTAAAACTGTTCAAATAGCACCATTTAGAACATTAATGACTGCGTTAAAAGATATATTAATAGAAACAAATATTTCATTTCATAAAGATGGTATGCGTATAATAAATATGGATAAATCACATACTATTTTAGCTCATTTACATTTAAAAGCAGAAAATTTTGAACATTATCATATTGGTTGTGAAAAAATTATTATTGGAGTAAATATGTTTCATTTATTTAAATTAATTAATACAATTGATAATGATGATACTTTAACTATATATATTGATAAAAACGATTATAATGAAGGAATAACTACTTATTTAGGTTTAAAATTTGAAAATGGGGATATAAAACAATGTAAAATACAAAAATTAAGATTAATTGAACCAGATGGCGAAGAATTAGCTATTCCATCTATTCAGTTTTCATCTGTTATAAATTTACCTTCTGCGGATTTTCAAAAAATTATCAGAGATTTAAGTCCACTCAGTGATAAATTAGAAATAAGATCTGTGGATAATGAATTGATATTTAAGTGTACTGGTGCATTTGCACAAGTAGAAATTTCTAGAACAGCAACGGAAGGCACTATGAAAATTAAAGAACAAAAAGATAGTAAAAAAATTATTCAAGGACTATTTTCATTGAAGAATTTATCATATTTTATAAAATGTACAAATTTATGTAGTGTTTTAGAGATTTATCTAGAAAATGATTTACCACTTATTGTAAAATATTTTGTTGCATCTTTGGGAGAAATTAAATTATGTCTTGCTCAATTACCATCATAATTTTTATAAAAAATCTATAATATTTATTGCTTTATCGTCAACCCATACATCATAATGTGGTTTACCCATATTTATTGATGTATATTTTACACCCCATTTATTTAATTGTTCTATAGTATATTTATCCCAATTTTTACCCGATAGTGCACCTCTTGCTGTCCAATAATGTATTTCGTTACCCATATCATATAATTTATTAAATTTTTTTATATTATTTAATTTCGGTGTACTTTCATTATAATTGCTTTTTTTAGTATCACATATAGTTCCATCTATATCAATTATATATATTTTACCCCCTTTTTGTTTACTATTTTCAGAAATTCGTCTTATTTGTGGAAATGATTCGTGTATAAAAAATGAATTATTTAAATAAATTAATAATAATAATATTAATTTGTTATATCTCATTATTAATATTATTTACAAATGTTTTATATTTTTTTTAATTTATATGTTTTTTAAATATACAACCCTCATCTGATAATCCCTTAAAATAATTTATATTTGATGAACATTGTATATCACACGATTTAGTCCATATTTTTAATATACCGAAACATTTTTTGGGAGAAAATGTTATCCCATTTACAATTTTTGTATCATTATCATTCAATAATGATTCTCCAATACATTCATAACACATATTTGTCCATACATCTTTTATATTTTCCATATTTACTTTAAATGAAAAAGCTCCCCCATTTTCATTTTCCTTTACTTCCCACATCGGTTTTATATCTTCTCTCATTAAAAAAACCATTACATTTTTAAATAATTCATTCGTTAATAAATCAAATAAACCTATTCCTTCTTCTATACTTGATATTTTACATATTTTTTTATAACTATTTTCATCCCATTCTGTATCATTAGAAAAATGTGAATATAATGTCCAATTATTTTCTAATGTATGCATATATTGTATTTATTGATATATTTATATTATTTTATATGTATCTTTTTCAAAATATATCACAGATTCGTCTGTTAATAATACTGTTTTAAAGTCACTATTCATTAATTCTATTCTATATTTTTCTTTATCATCCATTTTTATATTATATTTATTCTCAAGATAAAATTTAATTAAATCTTTATTTATTTTATTACCTACAATGTAATAAGTATATTGATCGTCGTGTAATTCTAAATTTATAGTTTTATTATTATAAAATAATAATAAATATGGAATAAAATAGTTCGTTGTTATTTTTTGTAATTCATTATCATCTGTCAAAGTTATTAACGGAATATCATTTATTATTTTATTATCTTTTTGTATATAGTATTTGCTCGTTTTATTAATTTCTATAAAATTTTTATGAATAAATATTGATAATTCATTTGGTGTTATTTTATATAAAGACATCTTTAAATTATATACAATATTTGCAGTTACTTTAAAAATTTCAAAGAAACAATTTTTAAAATTGCACATCATATACTTATTATTATCTTTTATTTATTATTTAAATAAAATTAATTTACCATTTTTTATTTCTCCAATTATATCTCCTACATCTTCTTCTTCATCTACTTCATATACATCACTATTTTTTTCATTTGTTATGTAGTATTGTTTTCCGTTGATTTTTTTTATATAAACTTCATCTTCGTCATCTTCGTCATCTTCGTCATCTTCGTCATCTTCGTCATCTTCGT